TTAGACTTGCTATAATTGAATGGGAAGTATTTGAACAGTTAAGAGAGAACAATGGATAACACAGTAGATCTATTAAATAATGTAACAAAGTTTAATGAAATATCAGAGTATATGCAGGATGAAGAATTAACTAAGGCATTAGTTATGATTGCTAAGTTGATTGCTAATCCAGATATACCCCCAGCAAAAGCAACACTGTCTATTACTCAGTTACAAGCATACTCAGCAAAGTTTGCAATGCTTGCCTCTTGGTATTCTCATGTAAAGAAAGATGAAAGAGCAAAGAAAAATATTTACTATACAGCAAGAGAAGCGGTAGACAAATTAGTGGATGCCCTTAAATATAATGTAAGGAACTTCTAGTGACTAAAAGACTAATGAAAAAAATTGTTCCAGTTAAAGAGGTTTCTAAAGAAGAAACTAAGATTGATACTAAGGCAATAATTAAAAAAATACACGATGGGTACGAGCACAAGAAGGGTATGACCTTTAAGAAAAGAGTAGGCTTTACTCCTTCTGGATTAACATATGGGGCTGGACATTGTCCAAGATTTTGGTATTTATGGTTTGAAGGAAATGAAGCAGAAAATAGTAACGACTGGTATTCAGTTGCAAACATGGACTCTGGTACTGATAGACATACTAGAATTGAACAAGCAATGGAAGATGCTGGAATACTAGTACACAAAGAATTATCCATTAAGAATGAAGATCCTATTATATCTGCAAAGACAGATGCAATTATTAATTGGGACGGTATGGAAATACTTACTGAAATAAAAACATCCAATGAAGAATCTTTTCATAGAACTACTAAACCAAGAAACTATAATATAGAACAACTATTAATATATATGAAGATATTAAAGAAGTCATTTGCTTTCTTAATATATGAAAATAAGAATACCCATGAATTAAAGTTCTTTCCTGTTAACTTAAATCAAAAATATAAGGACTTTATAAACTATTTCTTTGATTGGATGAGAAGAGTTCAGAAGGCTTTTGATGATAAGCAACTTCCAGAAAATCCATATAGAAATAAGTTTGAAAATAAAATATGTAAAAGTTGTGATTTTTTTAAGGTGTGTCAAACTAAACCAGTTGGAGACATTAAGATCGAGGCTAGGAAAAACCTTGAATGAACAAAATATGTCAATGGTGCGAAAAAGATTTTTTTACAAAAAATAAGAATCAGATATATTGCTCTGTTGATTGTAGAACCCTTGCCACAAAACAAAAAATTACACAAAGATATCAGATGTCTAAGTTTAAAAGCAGGTTTGGAAAAGAAAGAAGATGCGCTGGAGGGTGCGAAACTTTGTTAAGTGCTTATAATGACGAGACATTCTGCAATTCTTGTTTAGTTAATAATAAAAAAGTAGATAAATTTATTAAAGAGATTAAGGACTATTTTGATTATGAAAAAGAATAGACTATTAAGTATAGGACATCCAAGTAAAATTTTAGCGATAGATGCTTCAACTAACTCTATGGCTTTTTCTATATTTATAGATAAAGAATTACATAAGTATGGAAAGATTAATTTTAATGGTAAGCACGTATATGAAAAAGCAGGGGATGCTTGTAAAAAATTGATACCATTTCTTAAAGACTTTAGTATTGATGCTGTTGTTATTGAATCAGCAATATACACTAACTCTCAAAAAACTGCTATGAACTTGTCTTTGGTTCAAGGTGCCATCATTGGGTCAGTTCAAATGTATGAGTCTAGACCAGTAGTTTCTTGTTCTCCAGTTGCTTGGCAAAATTGGATTGGTAATAAAAAACTTACTAAGGAAGAGAAGTTAAAGATTAGAGAGGATAATCCAGGAGATCACTCATTTTCTTGGTATAAGCAAAAAGAAAGAGAATTTAGAAAAGAAAGAACTATTAAATGGGTAAACATAAATTTTAACACAGACATACACGATGATGATGTTGCTGACGCAGTTGCAATAGGTTGGTATTCAAGTAACAATTGGTTTAAGTTAGCAGAAGAGCCTAAAAATGTTGACAAGGCTCAGGGATAGTGATAAAATGAAACTGTATACAAGTAAGGCTTGGCTAACGAAAAGGTATCAAGTTGATAAAAAAACACCAGAGCAAATTGCAAAAGAGTGTGGAGCATCTGTTGAAACTATATATGTTTATCTTGCCAAGTTTGGTCTTAGAAAGTCAAAGAGGTAATTATGGCAGAATATAAAACTCCAAACTTTGAAAAAGAACTTGAAGATAGAATGAAATTCATTCGTGATGTCTCAACTCAAGCACCTGCGGGTAGAAAGATATTAAAAGAATGTCTTGATATAGCAGAGTTATTAATAAATAAGAATAAATCATATGGTAGTTCATATAGCCATCCTATTAATATATTTAGTAAATCTGAACCTAAAGAGCAATTATATATTCGTATTGATGATAAACTTAATAGAATACATAAAGGTAAAGAATATGCATCAGAGGATACTATTTTAGATCTTATTGGATACCTCGTATTATTAAGGACATTAGATGACAACAGATGATTTAGTAAAACACTTAGACCTTGTAAACCAAGTTGCTTCTGAGTACCTAAAAGGCTTTGATGCTTCTCAAATTTCAAATACGCTAGATATTCCACGTCCAAGAGTCATGGCATTGCTTAATGACTGGCGCTCTATGGTCTCAAACAATCAAGCAATTCACGCAAGGGCAAAAGAAGCACTCGCTGGAGCAGATCAACACTACTCATCTTTAATTAGAAAAACATATGAGGTTATAGACTCTGCAGATTCTTCTGCAAACCTAACAGCAAAAACAACCGCTATCAAACTGATAGCAGACATTGAAAGCAAAAGACTTGAGATGCTGCAAAAAGCGGGGTTATTAGACAATAAAGAAATAGCAGAACAGATTATTGAAATGGAAAGAAAGCATGACATATTAATAAAGATATTAAAAGATATTGCTTCAAGCCATCCAGAAATTAGGGAAGAGATAATGAAACGTCTTTCTGAAATCCAAACTGAGGTGATTGTAATTGACAACGATTGATTTTAGTGACTTTATAGAAGCACTAGATGAAAGTCCTTTTTTAGAATTTCCAGTAGATGTTAAAACATTTGTTATGAGTAAAGACTATTTAAACCAACCAGAGTTATCAGATTATCAGTATACCCTCGTAGAGTGTATGAGTCAGATATATAAAGAAGAAGATGTTCAAAGATGGTTGGGTAAAGAAGAAGGAAAGGAACATTACAAAAAATATACTAAGCAAGAAGTTATTCTTATGTGTGGAAAGGGTAGTGGTAAAGATCATACTTCTACTATTGGTTGTGCTTATATTGTGTATAAACTATTATGTTTGAAAGATCCGTCAAGATATTTTGGTAAACCATCTAATGATGCTATAGATTTAATTAACGTAGCGGTAAACGCTCAGCAAGCAAAGAACGTATTCTTTAAAGGCTTTAAGTCAAAGATTGAAGGATCTCCTTGGTTTGCTGGAAAGTATGAAGCAAAAGCAGACAATATAGAATTTAATAAATCTATTACAGTTTATTCTGGACATTCTGAAAGAGAGTCTGCTGAAGGTTTAAACTTAATGCTTGCAGTTCTTGATGAAATTTCAGGGTTCGCAATGGAGGGTGCTGGTGGTAATGATCAAGGAAAGACCTCAGATAACCTTTACAAGGCCTTTAGGGGGTCTGTAGACTCACGTTTCCCAGACTTTGGTAAAGTTATACTCCTATCATTCCCAAGATTTAAAGGTGACTTTATTTCTAAAAGATATGAAGATGTTGTTGCAGATAAACAAACAATAATTAGAAAGCATCAGTTTACAATTAATCCAACATTAAGTGAAGAAGATCCAAATAATAAGTTTGAGGTAGAGTGGGAAGAAGATCATATTGAGTCTTATAAGTACCCTGGAGTATTTGCTTTACGTAGACCAACATGGGAAATGAATCCAACTAGAAAGATAGAAGATTTTAAGTTAGCCTTTTTTACAGATCCAGCAGATGCACTTATGCGTTTTGCATGTATGCCAACAACTTCATCAGATGCTTTCTTTAAATCAAGAGAAAAAATAGAAAAGGGTTTGTCAAATAGAAATCCATTAGATAGCGTAAGAAGATTTGACATTAACTTTAAGCCAAACCCAGATACGGTTTACTATGTTCATGCAGACTTAGCACAAAAACATGACAAGTGTGCTGTAGCAATAAGTCACGTTGACAAGTGGGTAAGTGTACAATCTTTTAATGACTATGAGCAAATTGTTCCATTTGTAGTTGTAGATGCAATTGCTTGGTGGGAACCACATCGCGAAGGGCCAGTAGATTTAAGTGAAGTAAAAAACTGGATTATAGATTTGAGAAGACAAGGATTTAATTTAGGATTGGTTACCTTTGACCGTTGGCAATCATTTGATATACAACAAGAATTAAAACAGGTAGGAATAAAGACTGAAACTTTATCAGTAGCAAAGAAACATTATGAAGACTTAACTATGTTGTTCTATGAAGAAAGATTAATAGCACCTCATATAGATATATTGTTAGAAGAACTATTAGAACTTAGAATTATAGGAAATCGTGTAGACCATCCTAGAAAGAAGTCTAAAGATTTGGCTGACGCTATGTGTGGATCAGTTTACAACTCTATATCAAATACCGAAAGAAATAGGGTTAAAGAAATAGACATTCATACCTGGTCTCAAGGTGGTACAGACTCAGACAATGCAGAAGATTTCTTTCCAGACAAGATTAAGGGTAGGTCCTTAGATTGGAACGGAGGGTACCGACTTGTCTAATGAAGAGTATGTAAACGAAGAAGATCTTTCAAACATTATTTTGCAGTTGATAGAAATGGGGGCATTGGAAATTAGAGGGTATGACTCTATTAGTAATCAGTTTACATATAATCTAACTCCTAAATGCCAAGAAATAATGCCAGAACTATTTGAAGAGCATTTTAAGATGATCAATGAATTAGCCTTTAAATTATGGTCTAAAGATCTAATTGAACTTACCTTTGATAAAAACGGTATACCCATGGTTATGCCTAAAGATACAGAATATACAAGGTCTGTTATGTACACCCTGCCTGAAGATGAAAGATTCTTTCTAGAAAATCTGCTAGAAAAATATAAAAAAGATATGAAAGAATAGTGATATAATTTTATTATGCCTTATGATATTGTAAGAAATGGCCCTGGTTGCAATGGCGGATATGCCGTAGTTGGTCCTTCAGGAGCAATTGGATGCCATCAAACAAGAGGATCTGCAATTAGACAACAACGTGCTTTGTATGCAGCAGAATCAAACAGTAAAAAATCAATCATGCCAGAAGAGTGGGAAGGAAAGCCACTATACGATGAATTGTCAAGTGCAGAAAAAATGCTTGCTGATTCATTATTAAAATTAGCAGAAGAAGCGGGTCCACTTGATAAAGCAGAAGGAATTTGGGTTGGCTATGTAGATGGTGAAAATAATGAAAATAATTCCATAGGAGTAAACTGTGGAAACTGTGCACTACATAAATCATCAGTTGCATGTGCAATATTAGAAATGCCAATTGAAGAAGAAGGTGCTTGCAGATTTGCAGTAATTCCAGATGGATATGTAACTGCAGAAAATGATATGGATGATATGGAAAGTTACATAGACATGGAAGATGAAATGTCTAAAAGATCTTTAGAAGATTTAGATTTAAGACCAACAGAATCAATGGCAAACAATGCTCGTAGAGGTTTAGAATTAAGAAGAAAATTTGGTCGTGGTGGCACAGCAGTTGGAGTTGCTCGTGCTCGTGATCTTATGAATAGAAATAAATTAAGTCCAAG